TAAATCGTATCGTCTTCCTGTGCAGGAACACTTTTGTCAATGAATTTCAGATTACATTTGTTTATGAATTCGTCATCAGATTTCTTCAAAACGTTAAAAATAAGAATATCACTTGTCATATCAGTATCCATAAATTATAAACCCCCTATTACGTCGTTGATGATTTCATCAATATCCCATAGTGTGTTTTGGATTGATTCGTCGACAAATGGGTCAGCAGAGATACCTGATACCATGTGTCCTTTACTGAACCTGTCCTTGCCACCTTCAACCCAATGTAAAGCATCATATGTAACTGGAGCAACCCAATGGTCACGACTGCCTTTTTCAATAGCTAATGGATATGGGAATCCATCAACACTTGTGGCAGTGTTCCCGACCAATCGGTCATTACCGTCAAAGCTAATGTCAACACTATTCGCCATCAGCCCATCCTTGTAATGTTTACTGCTGATTATCATTTCCTGATTGGATTGTAATCCTTCAGCCACCGCATCGACTAATGGTTCTTGTAAATCATTAATCTCGTTTTTAGTGTCTTCCAGCTCACTAATCAAACTAGGAATCTCTCCAAGAATAGGGTCATTTTGAATTAGGTCAATGGCCTTGTCCAGTTCATCTGTTTTCATCTTAACAACAACACGTGTTGTTAATTCGGGTATGAAAGCCATAATTTACACTATCCAAATATCATCATCATTATCATCATTGGATTTATTTAAAATACTGGCACTGGTGATTCTTTGATTTATAAATGGTTGAAGTGATTTTAAAGCGGATTTGTAGAGTAATCCACCATATGATTGGATGTAAGTGTCTTCCATGTCTTCGTTGTTGACACGGATATTGTACTTATTCCATAAGTTACTTGCAGTCCATTTGCAAACTGCACGAATGAACATTCTCGCTTCAACACTAGTTAAATCATCAATATTCAAACGGTTAGTGTGCATGTATGCCAAATCTAAAGCTTCTTCGTAGAATAACTTACATTCATCGCGAGTGATGACTTTGTTAGCTTTCTCAGTAACTTCAGATGATGTCATGAATGGGTCAACATCACTAGATTCTTCACTTGTGGTGTTTCCTTCATCAACACACCAACCATCTAAATTTGCAATGATCATGTTTTGAATATCAGATGTGTAGGTTACATCATTCGCCAAGAAAAATCACCTTTTTTTTAGAAAATCGATTATTGTTGTGTTAAAAAAAATTTAAAAAAAAATAAAAAGGAAAGGAAAATTTAATCTTCCTCTCTTTTCTTTATGCAGATGTTAAGCTAATTGTAAAGCTTGCATGTGTACTATCTGTTGTGATAGTTTCAGTTTTACTGGTGTATCCTTCAGCTTCCACCAGTATAGTGTGTTCACCGTCTGCAAGGGTTGCTGTGCATCCGCCTCCTGAACCTGTTGGTCCTCTTTTACCAGCGGTGTCACCATCAATTGTGATGTATGCTCCTTGAATTGCAGCGGGTTCATCTTCACTATCTTGGATTGTGAAACTGATTGTTCTTGTTGGAGTTAATTCAATATCAACTTCAACATCTTCACCAGCAACAACTACAGTTTCGGTTTCAGTGGTGTAATTTGATTTGGAAACGGTCACAGTGTATGTGCCGTTGTCAATATCATCATAAGTTACTGAACCATCATCACCAGTTGTTTTACTGGAGGATAACTCATCATCATCAGTTAGTACAACGGTAGCTCCACTAATAGCATCAGCACCGTCGGTCACATTAACGGTTATGTCACCAGAATTAGCCACTGGGTTTAGCAGTGTAATCTACATCTCCATATAAGACATCTTCTGCGAAGATTAATCCTACATCGAACATCCAATCAACTGAAGTGAGGTATGCTTTGGATTCGATTTTGTATTCAGCTTCAGATTCGGCTTCCATAACAGGACCATAAGCGATTGAATCTGGGTTTGCGATGATGATTACATCACCGTAACTGTTTACTGGAGTGTCAAGTACATCTAATGGGATGATTTCGATTCCTCTGAAGACCATGTTTCCATTGTCGTTGAAGAATAATTTGTCACCGCCGTCAGTTTCTCTTTTAGAAGCTTCAGCAATACAAATTGCAGATAATTCACTGGAAACAAAGATTTTAGCGAATTTCCTTTTACCGCCTTGTTTGACGTATGCGTTCATCATTTTGTCAATTTGTGGTAATACTTCGTAACCGTCACCAGCGTTTAATGCTTTCCATGCTGGGGTGTGACTGCCGCCGGTGGTGTCGTCGTAGTATCCGTATTTACCTAATGCGTAACCATCTTTTAAATCGTGGGAGGTGGTGTCTACGGAAGCGGTTGCTACGTCATCTAATTGTGCAAGGATACCTTTCAAGTTGTGGATACCTGCTGCATCTGCACCGGTAGCTTTACCGAATACTGCAACTTGTTCAGCACTGAAAGCACATGCAGGTGCTAATAATGCTTCATATTTTGCGATGAAACCTTCTTTTTCAATGTTGGTTTTTAAGAATACTTTACTGATTTTAGTAAATGCAGTGAAAGCGTGAGCTACTAAGGTCTTTTTAAGAATGGTTGGAGTGGTTTCAGTTAAGCTGGTGATTGGGTCAACTTGAGCACCGGTAACACCAGATAATTTTTCCATAGACATTAAATTAGACCTTACTCTTAAGGTTTGGAGGTCTTGGGTTTCTCCTTCCATTTCAACATATCTTAACATGCCTAATAATTCAGATTCTTTTTCAATACGGGTAATGAATTCACTAGCTTGACCAGCCATTACACCGTCAGTTGCTACGCCAGATGATTGTAATGGTTTATCCCATTTTACAACAACTGGCTGGTTTGCGTCAATATCAGCTTCAGTTATCATATAAATTCAGCTCCTTTTTGGTTTGGTTTAAAATTTTAATAAAAATTAGTTTCTAATCTTTTTACCAGTGAGTGGGTCTCTTCCGCTCATTTGGTAGTAGTTAAGGGTTTCAGGAATAGTTTTGTCTGTAATAACCACTTTTTCGGATTTAGTGATTTTTGGAGTGTCTTCATCTTCAGGTTCGATTTCAGGGTCTGGAGTTTCAGATTCCTCTTCCACTTCTTCTTCTGTGGTTAATGCAGCCACTATTTCTTCAAGTTTAGCTACTCTTGCTTCAAGGTCAGTTTCACCAGCAACTTCTTCGTCTTCTTTGGTGATTTCTGCCTCATCAGTTTCTTCATCTTCAGATTCAGCAGTTTCATCGGTTTCTTCTTCATTGTCTTCTTTTTCGATGGCGGGTGCTTCTTCTTCAGACTCTTCTTCTTCAGCAGTAGTGTCTTCTTTTTCAACTGCTGGTTCTTCTTCAGTTTCGGTTTCATCCGCTGCTTCTTCAGTTTCTTCTTCAGTAGCAGTAGCTTCAACTTCAACCTCTTCCTCAGTCTCTTCATCCTCTTTTTCAATGGCAGGTGCTTCCTCTTCAGGGGCTTCTACCTCTTCAATCAAAGATTTAAGACTTTTCCAGAACTCTTTGAAGTCCATTCTTTTTCCTCCATTTTCTTCTTCAAATTCAACATCTTTGCTCTTCAAAATATATGCATCATAATCATAGACATGCAATCCATATCCATTAGCTCCGCCTTTAACGAAACTAATAAATCTTGGCACTACACATTCAGCATCAGGAACATCCTGATATCTGATTGTTCCTTTCAGATTACCTTTGCATCTTGGAGCAATTCTGTTTGAGAGGCTTAAGCCTCCTAATTCACCAGTTAACAATCCTTGCTGTATTTCAGGATTATCAACACGTATTACAACATTCCAGCTTCCACTCGGTACAACAGCTGTGCCCAGAGTTTCATCAGCAGTGGAAATATAATTCTCGAGTAAAGACACTTCCGGTATAGGATTGTCTTCATGGTAAATCTCGAAATTATCTTGATTATTGAAACTTGTAAAAATCTTTTTTATATCTTCAGAATACAGCGTGTCTCCTTGACTGTCCATTATCCCATTGGGTATAACGCAGCCTTTCACGTATAAGGCACGTTGTTTGCAAAGTAGTGGCATATTAACACACTCCTTGAGAATTAGTTTGAATTAAAAAATAAGCATTTTTAGGTTTGGTTGATATCATATGTGCAACCACAATTACAGATATTACTGCAATTATTATGGTCATTTTGTACATCACCAGGGAATAGTAAGTAATCAG